CTCATCAATAATGATGACTTTGTGTTTTGCATCTGAAGAAAGCGAGACGGTCGAAGCGAAAGATTTCGCATTGTTTCTGACCGTATCAAGAAAACGTCCCTCATCGGATCCATTGATGACATAAAAATCTACTCCCAATTCATTGCAGAGTGCCTTTGCTACTGTAGTCTTTCCAATACCGGGAGGACCAGCAAGAAGCATGTTAGGAATCTCTCCTTTATCTAGGAAAGATTGAAAGGTTTTTTTAGTATTGTCAGGAAGTATGCACTCTTCAATTGTTTTTGGTCGATACTTTTCGACCCAAATAAAATCACTCATAATCAAATCCAATCAGGTTTACGTTCAGGTTTGCGAAGGTAATTATCTTTTACCCAAGGTTTAGATGCAATGTATCGTTTATAAGCAGTGAACGTATCTATTGTAGCATCAAATTTCCATTCATCAGGCATGGCACGAGAAAAATCTTTTGCCTGTGTATGGCAAATAATTGCCAACTCTGTCTTACGATGAAATAGTTTTTTAGCTTCAAATAAAGTTTGAGCACATGTATGAATTTTATCATATCGATGATAATATTCAGTTGCCAATGCACAACCATGTTGAATCAACCAGGCAGTATTATACAGAGTTTCTGCAGCCCATTTAGTTGATGGGTGATTACGAAAAGCACCTTTCTTTGTAGCATATGGAGTTCCATCTGCTTTCGGAATAGTACCCCAATCATAGTACCATTTTGAAAAAATGATAGAGAGCATCTGACAAGATTCCAGAGGCATTTTGACAATATGTTTGTCAGGTAATACCATTGCAGAATTTTTTGGACACTGCTCTGTGGCAAAAATATTCATTCTAAAGGTCGATTGAAAATTTCAGATACTATATCTGTGGCACCCATTGCTTCATACATATAGGTAGCACCAGATCTAGGATTTGTGTGTTCTCCACAGGTAAATACATCGCAAACTGCCATACCATTCTCAGGCCATGTATGAACACTAATATGACTTTCTGCAAGAAGTGCCACGGCAGTTACTCCACAAGGACTAAACTTATGGGAAGAAATATCTAGTAAAGTACTCTCAGATAATTGTGCGGCATTTGCAAGAACATTGCGAATATGTGCTTCATCATCTAAGAGTCCGAATGGACATCCCTTTAATGTAAAAAGAATGTGTTTCATTCAAATGTAGAGTCAGGTTCCAAAGCAATATAATAATTCAAATCATGATTTGAATTTGTGAATTTAGACAATAGTTTAGATGAGACAATAACATCATAAGCACCAGGAATAATCTTGATATTTTCAACTTTATAGTTGAAAATAAAGTCTTTATCCGTTTCCCCCACAACTTCACCAAACTCATTAGAGGTATCATTCTTTTTATCACGAACAACAAGTTTGATTACTCCATTCTCACCAATAGCAGAAAGATCTGGAAGTTGATAAACTGCTGCCGCTTTTAAGAGTTTTTCAAGAGTGACTTGCTGCAATTCAAAGCAAATGTCCTGTGATGGGAGTTGAATTTCTTTCTCCGGAGGAGAAATAATTACATTAGGATCGGCATAAAAATATTTTACACGACGTTTACCCTCACGGATTAAAATATATGAATCCGGAGAAAAATCCATCTCAGGATCCTGATGAAGACTCAATCCATTCAAAAACTGATTAAGATCATAGATGGCAAAGTCACGAGGAAATTCTTCTTTAATCTCTGCTTCGGCAAGAATATTCTTGGCAACAGAAATAGTGCGAAGTTGATTACCCTGCTTTACAAGAATCGATTGATTGATAGAAGAAAAATTCTTAAGAATGTTTAGAGTTTTTTCAGATAGTTTCATTGTTTTTTCACGAATTTTCATGTTTATTGAGGATACGGTTCTCCAGTTTTTTTATGGAGTCCAGAAAAATGGTAAAGCAATATACAATAATGAATTGCTTTTAGAATATCCTGTTTCGACTTACCATCCTTTTTGCCAAATCGAGAGAGATATTTGATAGCATTAGATCTACAGAAAGGTTCTGCATCACCAATACTTTCAATCAAATCAAGTGTTTGAGTTTTTGAATCTTCAGAAGTATAGTGTGAACGATAGGTTCCAGAGAGATAATCCCTAACCTCTTTAAGAGTTAAATCCTCTTCATATTTCCAAAAGTGTGGTATGTCCATATTCAAATTAATTGGTTGTGTAAGTGTGTCAGTACTTTCCCAGAAGTCTTGATAATCCGATTGTGTAGCAGTAGATATACTACTGCAGGTATATCCATCGTAACTTATCATTTTTGGGGTTTCTCTATTTGAATGTTCCATTTCATCATACAATAAACTCCAAGCATTAGTCATTATATCAAGATCCCATCTGTTCGTCAATGCCGAAGGTAGAAATATTACCATCAGGCATCTTAAAATCAACGTCTACCTTATCATATAGTTCCATGAAAGATTGCTTGGTCTCTTCATCAAAACGATTGATACAGCTTTGAATTGCTTTTGCCTTATCATTAAAGATACTATAAGCACGAATAATGTGAGTCAGACGACGAGTACTAATAATCTCATCAATACCACCATCATAGAAAGTCTTACGAATAATATCTGCCCAATCAACTAGACGCTTACAGAAATCACTATCCTCCACACCAAGGTCCAGTGCAATACCTTCAAGAATCCTCTGTTCAATCGCAGGAGTAGGATATTGCTGCTCAAAGGTCACTGGGAATCGTTCCAGAAATGCCTCATTGAGGACATTGGTGCCGATAAAACGACCATCATCAGAACCCTTACCTTTGGTGTTTGCTGTTGCGAATACGTTGAATCCTTTAGATGGTTTGATGAATTTACCAATCTTCTTCAGGAACACACCCTTACCTTCAAGGATGGACTGAAGACACAAGATTTTATTACTAGCAAGGTCAATTTCATCAAGTAGCAAGATAGCTCCTCTCTGAAGTGCTTCAATGACAGGTCCATTATGCCAAACAGTTGCACCATCCACAAGTCGAAATCCACCAATAAGATCGTCTTCATCAGTTTCAATAGTGATATTCACGCGGATAAGTTCTCGACCCAACTGAGCACATGCTTGCTCAATCGAGAACGTTTTACCATTTCCAGAAAGTCCCGTGAGAAACGTAGGATAGAATAGATCGGACTTAATAATTTTTTTAATATCAGTGAAGTTACCAAAGCTGACGAAGGTATCATCTTTCTGAGGAATAAGATTTTGCTCGATGGAGGGAAGGGCGGCAGGTGCCTGATAATTTTTTTCGATCTGTTCTACCTTTTCTTGAGTGACTTCAAGATTCCATTTACCACGACCGATTTTATACTCTTCAAGTTTTTTAGTAATGGTTTGATAATTTCCACTATTCATTGCACACCAAGCACGAATATCACCACTTGTAATTGAATCTCCATAGAGACCCTGTAGGGAAGTGCGGATGTAATCGGAGGACAAAGGCATGATGTGGGGGTGTTTGTTTCAACTGAAGTCATTATAAGGCAAAATGGATCGAAATCAAAGGCAGAATGGACGGTTTAGAGACTGTCCAATACCTCATTAATTTCACTGATTAATCTTGATTTACTATGTCTCTTATCAAGTTCCACTCCCAGTTCTCTACCATATTCTTCAAGTTCATTTTTGGTCATTTTTTCCAAAGGACTTGCTTCAGTAAGGACTTCCTCTTCAGGAGTCACAAGAACCTCTTCCACTAAAGGTGCAGGAGTAGGTTCTGGTGTGGAAACAGGTGATTTTTTACCCCTCAACAAATCTCCAAATTTAGACATTTTTTTTACCTATTACTATAAAAATATTTATTATGCAATGAGTTCCACAAACTCTCCAAGAATTTTTTTATTCATTTTCTTGGACTTTAAACTTTTTACAAATGCGTTTTTGATTTGAGATTTGGTAGCAGAATCATCAACAGAAAAATCAGAATTATTAGAAATAGATGTAGATGAAATACCAAAATATTTGTGATATCCAACATTAGTCAAAGAAATTGATTTTTCCTTTTTCCAAGTTTTAATAAGTTCTTGTCTCTCAGAGTAATTCGAATATTCAATGAAAGATCCAATTTCTCTGGGAGGAAGAATACGAATGCCAATAAAGTTCACATCAGTTAGTCGATCACGAAGGTTGTTAAGTAAAATCGATGTGAAGTTAGAATAATGATCATATGTTTTATTCAATTTATAAGTATTTCCCGTCTTGCGATCACGAAGAAAAGAATTTTCAGACGGCCACATTTCACAGATTCTACTATCCTCTTCCCAAGGACGTTGAATTTCTTTATAAACTTTTAGGGGTGCTCCCTCACCATCAGTCAAAATGACACACTGAACTTTCTGAAGTTTATTTTCTTTTTTAAACTTGGGCAAAATTTCATGCAAACACATGAGACTTTCATTCAGAGGAGTTCCCGACAAACCCATACCAAGTGGAATCGAATATTCTTGATAAGTTCTAAAAGAATGAACAATACGAAAAATAGTTTTCATTTGTTTTTCAAGTTCTTTAGAATTTGTCTTACTGTTAAGAATATTCATCAAAGAAAACATTCTACCTATGGAAAATACACCAAGACGATGTTCTGAACATGACTTTGGATCATCATTATACTTTTGATTCGGATAGTCATTTGTAAAAGCAAAAACATCAAAGGGAATGTTTGTTTTTTTACAAAACCAAATAAGATTGAAGAGTTGCTTGACGGTATCGAGCATTATATCAGCCATAGATCCAGACCAGTCTAAAATAAATACGAGTCCATGATTTTTGCCGTCAGGAATTATCGAGACCTTTTTGAACAGATCTTCATTGTATCGATAAGTATGTAGTTTGCCCGTATCAAGAATTCCAGTCCTACTAGTAGTAGCGCGAGAGTAAGAGTCTGCAGACTTACGGCACTCGAACTCTTTGACGAGGTAGTTGACCTCTTTCTGTGCGGATCGTTTGAATTCATTGTACTTTACATCTACCCATTCAAAAGTTTTAGAATCTGTTTCAATCCAAGCATCATCACAATTTTTATGAATTTCCTCATTGGGAATAATAATATTATCAATATTTACTATAGGAAGTTCATAATATGCAGTTTCCCGACCATTTTCATCAATTAAATCTTTCAAAGATTCCTCAAAATTATCCATAGTCTTGGTTTTAGGTTCTTCATCACTTTCAATATCATTACTACCATCACCATAAGAATTATTCACTTCAGATTTTTCAGAACCATCTTTTTCTGATTGATTCTCTGGATCAGAATATCCCATCTGTTGCTCAGATTGTTTATCGGAAGTATCTTCACTTTGACCCTCCTGCTCATTTTGATTTTGAGAAATATTTGCCTCTTGTTTCTCCTGCTGTTCCTTTTTACAAAACTTATAGAGAACTTCTGCAGATAAAAGCACATCTTCAAAAGTTTCACATTTATCAATCATACGAACAATAGGCATCTCATCATATTCTTGAAAAGAAATATCACAAAAACTACCAATTTTAAAAGGGAGGTTTACACGATCCGCAAGATTCATCTTGGAAACGTCTTCATTTTCAAGACAGAAAAAATCTTCTTCGGCAAGTTCTTTATATCCACGATAGAAGGTCTTACTGATACCGGCATAACGACGTTTCATCAATTTTTCGATACGAACGTCTTCGACAATATTGACAAATTGTGGTGGAATCTTACGGTCCTTAATCCAATTTTCATCGGGAGTATAAAGGGCATGTCCAACTTCATGTCCGACAAGCATATCGTATACTTCATTACTCGCTTTCTCCCACATAGGAAGAGTCAGAACTCGTGTCTGAACATTAAAGCAGGCAGTCTCTACTTTCCTGTGCTCAACCATAAGGTCTTCCGTAGCAAGAAGTTTGGCAAGTTGTGACTTGATTTCGTGAGAGACTGCCATCGATTCGTTTCAGATGAATCCAATATACGACGAAACCTCCCGTTTAGGGGAGGTCATGTGACGGTTTTTCAACTGTCTAAGAGATTCTTTTCTGGATCGTAAACGACCCTTACAAGTCCCTCTACCTTTTTTATCTTTACCAGAATTGTGTTGCCAATTTGGTGTCTTCATTTTATCAGACCATTGTCTTTCATATAATGTAGCACATCTTTCAACCCACCGATGTGTTTAAATCCCACATTAACTTGTGGATATTCTGCTTCTTCACCAAATTCGGAAACAAAACCTCTCTGTGAAAAATGTTGATTTAATT